GCATCTGCTGGACTACTGTTACTTGCATTTTCATTTAATATTGGTGTGTTGTTTAGGAATATATCTTTTAAAGCAGAATTTAAATAATCAGCAGAGCTTTTAGCAATTTCAGCTTTTGATGGTGTTGCAAAACCTTCTATCTCACCTTCTGATAACAAGTCTTGTATAGTCGCAAACTGTTTACTGTTTAATGTATCTGGCGCACGATATGGAGTAGGAGGAGTAGGAGGCCCACCAGAACCTTGAATAATTTTCTTGGTCATGCAACCACCTGATTCGTATCAACAGAAGCAGAAATCACAACAGATCCAGTCACGATTTCTCCATATACAATTGGATGTGCAGTTCCGGCTCTCGATGTATTTTGCACCCCAGAAAAGTTAAAAGATATTCTTGGATCATCTTCTTGTTCTTCTGGAGTAGGCAATGGAAATAATATTTCAGAAACACCATTTAAAACCATCCCAGCACCAACGGCACTAAGGGCAGTACCTATTCCTGTCATTAAAGTTGAGCCTACTGCTACACCTCCTGTAGTTCCAGCAGCAAAAACACCTCCTAAACCTTGAGTCCCAAACATACCAGCACCAGGGAATAAGAAACTAGCTCCAATTAATGCACCGCCTAATAAAATCCTGTTAAAACTACTACCACCAGCACCTGTAATTACAGGAACAATATGTATTTCTGATTTTCCTATAGGATCATGGATTTGTTCTTCTTCAAGTTCAGTATCTCCAACTAATACTTGATAATATTTATCACTCATATATGCTTCTAATTTTGGAAAGTTTGTTATCAAAAACTTAACTGCTTCTGCTGTAGTTTTTACAACCGCTTCAAATTCTTCATGCCCTACAAACTTAGCAAGTTCTCCATGTAATTTAACTTTTCTGAGCATAACGATACCTCTTACCAGTACATTTTTGTAACCACTCAGAATATGGTTCTCTACAAGATAGTCTATCGGCTAAATGATGTAAAACCATATCTCCAAGAAAAATCGCTACATGATTTAAAGTTGGATGCAATATTGACATTAATAATACATCACCCTTTTCTAAATTTTCATTTTTATCTAATTCTCTAAATCCAGTATCTTTTGCGTATTGTTCAAACAATGGATTATGTAAAAACTCTTCTGGAGTCATATGTCTTTCATAATCTATCAAACTAATATTTTTTTCTTGTTGATAATAATCACGAACTAAACTCCAACAGTCTGTAATACCCCAAACCCATTCCCTTCCAAGTAACGGAGCTTTGTATCCTTGAGGCTCATAATATGACCATGTCTCTGATTGTGGGTTAACAATATACCAAGGAAGATTACTATCTTCGCAACTTACTTTATCTGCTTGTGTAGGTTCTGGTGATGATATGGGATGGCTATGAAAGACACCAATAATATCTCCTAATTTATCTGCTTTTACATAATCTTCTGGATCAAGAATAAAACATTGAAATGGTGTCATTGATAAATTACGACATGGAAAATATCTTTCTTTACCTTTTATATTTAATAAAAGTCCAACTGCTTCTTTTGGATCTTGGTCTTTCGCATGAACCAATGCAGAATCTTTCCAACTCATCCTATAAACGTACCAATTGAAGGAAATACATCTCTAGTACATTGACGTTTAGGCGCACGGATACCAGCTATATCAAAAATTGCAGCCAATTCAAACTGTATAACTGTTCTGTTTTCTGCTGATTTTCTATCTATGTAATAAACTTCTCTAGGAAACTCTGCATCAGGATCAGGAGTACCAAATGGATTTGTAGCACCAGAAAAATTAGCAGCATCTAAAAATCTTGCCATTGTTCGTATTCTTGTAACCTTTGCACCTGTTAGATCATTACCAGCAGTAAACGCATTTGCAATTACCAAAATTGCTGACATATTTGGAGTTCCCATATTACTAATCGTTATTGTTGGTCTTGGTAATTGTCCTCTTTGAAAAGCAAAGCCTGTAGCTTCTACAGGGAATCTAAGATAACTTTCACTATTCCAAACAATTTCACCATTAGCATTTAAATTAGTACCAGCATGAAATCGGTAGGATGTAGTAACACCATCAGGATTTCCTGTTTCATAATTTAAACCTTCTTTTAACTCAAGCTTAAATAATTCAATTATTGATGAAGGATTAACCTTCTGTACATCACTAAAAACAGGTGCGGTATCAATTGTCATGGCTCAAACTTCTCAACAAAAGTAGCACTAATTGTAGCTAAATTAGGTACGCTCATCTCTTTACTCCATTGTGGACAAATAAATTTATATGCTGCTGTTTTGGTGATTGATACATTACCACTTGTTGTTGCTCCACTCGCTGCGGTCACTACAAAAACATTAGGGTTGGTGACAGAAGAAACAATATATGTACCGTCAGCAGAAGAACCAGAAGTAAAATCTATAACAATAGAATCCCCTGCAAATAATCTATGGTTTGTGATGGTTATAGTTATAGTTGTACTACTTTGTGCATAAGTTCCTGTTTTAGTAAATGCTTCATTAGGTGGGGCATAAGTAAAAGTAGCCTTATCAAAGGCACGTTCTTTTAAGAAATATTCAATCGTATCTGATTCTTCTTCCGTTATATTTTCCCATTTTAAACTATATTGCTTTGGGTCTTGATGATTTGGCAAGCCAAATCCGAGGCGATGCTCAAATCCATCAGCGAAGGCTACCACCTTAGTTAAAGGCTGCGATCTTTTGGTAACGCTGAAGCTTGGTTCGATAGAAGGAAAATCTGCCATTTATGTTAAAAGTCCTCCCGGTCTTTTTTGTTTTAACATTTCTGATTGTATGGCAGCAGCTAAAGCCCTACCAAATTCTTGAGACTGTGCAGAGTCACCTTGAACAGAACTTCCAGAAGCATCTACATTTACAACAATATTACCAACTCCTCCAGAACTTTGCACTCCAAGTTTGCCGTTAGCACCACGCTTCAGCGGCATAATAGCTTCCGGACCAGCTTCCCCCATAAGACCAAAATTACCATAACCACCTGACCCATAAGCAAACATGGTTGGATTTTTAATTATGCCCCCTTTCGCAAACTTAGAAATCTTATTACCAGCATCGTATGCATTTCCCATTGCATTTTTACCGCCTGTAATCCTGTCAAAGAATGGGAAAGGACTCAAGAAATTAAGTAATGATGCCTTTACCAACATTCTGGTTAGGTCTGCCATTATTGATCTTGCAAGATCACTAAAATTTAATTTTCCTGTTTGTACAAACTTAACAAGTGCATCTTCCATTCCTTTAAATGCACCAGCTACAGCATCTTGGGTTTGTTTTGCAAAATCACCAATAGTATCAAAATATGCTTTTGCTCCTTTTTGAATATTGTTTAGAGATTCTTCTTTCTTATTTCCACTTAATTCGGCAGTAGTTCCCTTAAATTGACCTGTTATACCATCGTAGACATTACCCCCAACAGTAAAATCCTCTGGTATAAATTTATTCCTTAGTGTTGATTGATCTTGTGCTTTTTGTCCAACTAAAGACGCTCTTAGTGCAATCATTGTTCTTCTTTGACTATTAGAAAATTCACTATCTTGTTTTGCAAGAGATTTTAATATTCGATCGACACTCTTAATTTGTTCATCAGCAAGATTTATTTTTTTTCGTAAATTTTCTTCAATCATTTCAACCTGAAATTTTCTGGCACGTTTTACTACTTGGTTAAAAGCTCCAATTGCTTCTGCTGCAAATTTTTGAAATTCTGCTCCCATTGGCCTTAAAATATCACCTAATTCGTCTTTTAAATCTGCCATTTCTTTTTTTAATCTATCACCAGCAGCTTCTGGTCCTTGAGCAAGAATTTCTGCATTAACTCCATAAGTTGAAAATAGCTTTTCAGCAAATTTCATAAAGTCATCAAGAGTAACTTTTCCTTGTTCTAATGCTTTATCTAATTCTGCTGGAGTTTTATCCATAGACTCAGCAAACAAAGTAAATGCGCCAGGCAAACGCTCGCCGAGCTGTTGTCTTAATTCTTCTGCTGATACTTTGCCTTTTGAAAATACCTGGCTAGTCGCTCGCATAGCGGCCTTCATATCTTCTAATGAACCACCGGTACCTCTTATACCAGCAGCAATTGCTTTAAATACTTTTTCTGCATCAGCAGTTTCTTTACCAGCACCTTTGACAGAAGCAGTTAAAGATGTGAATTGTCTGACAATTACATCCTGTGGAATTGCTAATTTTTTACTAGTATCTGCTAAAAATTTTTGTGATTTAGTGTATTGGTTAGTATCTGCTATAACTAGCTTCAATGCTTTTCTTTGTAATTCTAAAGCAGCATCATATTCCGCAATAGTTGAAATTTGCTGTCTAACCATTCCAACTTGCGCACCAACAGCAGCACCAACAGCAGCACCGGCTGGGCCACCCATTTTTAATCCAATAGCACCACCAATAGCACCTTCTGGCCCACCAAAAATACCACCAGCAGCTATCGCCCCAGCACCTTTTGCTAACCCACCTAATCTTCCTCTCAAACCTCCAGCACCGCCACCCATAGATGCTTGACGCATTCTTGCATCAAGTTTTCCAATATCAGCAGTTAACTGTTTAAATTCGATACTGGTAACATCTGCCATGTTACGCAAACCATTTAAAGCATTTCTTTGCGCTTGCATTCCATTAATACTATTTCTTGCCCCTGCTCCTAACTTGTTAAATTCATTTTTTACTTCAGTTAGTGATTTTTTTGATAAGCTCTGAAAATCTCGATTAAGTCTTACAGTCTCACCACGAAGTCTTTTAAAAGCTTTGGCAACTTCACCCTCACCTTTCGATAAAAACTCAATATTAATTCTTGACGTAGACGCAGCCATATTATTTCTTTTCCTTGTTAAGTTCTTTCAAAGCAGCCGCTTCCATGATTTGTAGCTCTTCTAAGATTTTACGCCTATCTGTAATATTGTAAAGGTCAAACATACCACCTTGCATTAAAAGAACCTCATATCTTAATCCTACAAAACCTCCGAAAGAAGTACTCCATTGTGTCTGCATATTACAAAAAATCATAACTGCATCCCAATTATCCTCGTAAATCTCAAAATTTTTATTTTGTTTTTCTTGTTTTTCTTTCGGCAGTTCTAAACCAAATGCTTTTGCATCATCTTTGGTGTCATCTATGACTTCTTTACCAGAACCCAACCAATAAAGAACTGCCTCTTTTAGTTTTTTACTTTTTCGTCAATCAAAGATTTTGTATAGGATTCAGATACTGCTCTTAACCAATAAGCATCCTCCATCATATCTTTTAAGTTTTGGTTATTGAAAGGAATGTCATCTCCATTTTCTTCTTTCATATTTTCCCAACCTTCTAACATCATTTTTAACATCTCAAACTCTGTTTTATTTTCTGCTGCATTTTGATATTCGCTTACCTTTAATCTTTTAAAGATAGCAACAAATTCATTTTCTTCATAAACTCCAGCATCAGTTTCACTAGGTTCACGAACAACAACAGGCCATTTAAAAGTTTTGTTCTTTTTTCTTACGAAAGTCATAAAGTGTAGAAATAAATATACTTCTACACTCTAGCTCTTATCTAAGTAAAAGTTAAGTGAACAAAAATGTTAGCTCATCGTTAGCTGAACTTGGAACTAATGTATATGGAATCTCAAGCATATTCACTCCATCCATTTCTCCATAACTAACATCTCCAATATCTACTTTAGTGCTTGAAAACTTACAGATATTCCCAGCAGCCGTTCCATGTGTAACTTGTATGTTACCAAGAGAAGTATCTGACAAGGCAGCACTAAAGTAATCTTTCTGGGCCATTGTTGGTGCTTCTATAGTGACTGATCCACTTGCTGCTCTATCTGTAAGAAGAACTTCTTTTGTTCCCCCAACAAGCTCTCTGTACACAATTGAATTACCAATATCAAAGCTTAAACTCTGAAGCGCACCAGCATAACTTAATAATGCAAAACTACTTGTATTTCCATTTTTAAAAATTAATGGTGTTGCCTGATTACCATAAGTAACTGAAGGTAATGCTGTGTCTGTTGGGGCATTGTATATTCCGGTAAAAGTAAAATCGAGGGTTGGGATTGCGCCAACCTCGGCTGACAATGCAACTGTTCCTCGACAACCGGTAACAATATGCCTTACGCCATCTACGTTGTAGTGGATAGTAACAGATGAAAAACTAGCTGAGATTGGTTCGTAAGTAACGCTGGTTCCAGACGCTACGGTTTCCGAAAGGCCACACGCCTTGAGCGCACTTCCATATCTTGGGGCTGTACCAGCAGTTCCAGATCCAGCAAACTCAACGCTGAATGTACACTCAACTCTAGTGTTAGCTAATAGCTGTTGTGATGATCCAAGATATGGTCTTACAACATCTCTATTAACCACATCACTTGATTGTGGTGTAATACTAAGATCAGTTACTAAAACTACGTCTGTAGCTGCTGGTGTTGGATCAGTTCCGTATGAGCTTTCTGCTTCAATCAGAATTACTCTCTTCCTTGTCAGTTGTGCCATCTGTAATTACCTCAGTAAGGATTTCTGCTTGTTTTGTTTGTTGAACTAGCTTACGCTCGCCAGTTTTAGGGTTGAGAATGTAAGTTCCACCCTCGTTTGGGATTTCATTACTCATAGTAATCAATCAGGGTTGTTAGGCTTCACAATACATCATCGCTATGTAGTTAAACTGTTATATAAAGTTCGATACTCAATATCAAATTCACAAGAGATAACCCCTGCGGCTTCATCTGCTTCTAAAATTTCAAATGATGTTGTTGATGGTCTGATATCAATAGATAGACCTCCAAGTGTTGGATCAGTTAAAACTTTAGTATGCAAACTTTCAATCGTAGGATCTGCTGTACTATCTGGTACTGAACCTCTAGCGACTACAGTTATACGAACTCTTAATTCATGTGTGATTGAGTTATAAAGACTAGTAGTGTCTTGAGGAGTATCGCTTATTGGCTCTAAAATTATTGCTGGAGTTTCTGTCCTTGTAAAGGCTTCAGCCCTAGACCTATATATCCTAGTTCCTACACCAGTAGTACCAGCTAAATTTGTTTTTATTTTTGCTAATATTTGTTCCCTTTTTGTAGCCATATTACACCTTAGTTAAAGATATTCTACATAAAGTACCGTCATCTATCTTTCTTACATTTCTTACTTTATATTTCACCTTACTTACTTCTATTTGTGTATCAAAAGGCAAAGTACCAAGGTCACCAGTTTTTACTGTTAGTTCATAATCAGTTGTCATTACAACACCATCAGCTATGACCTCATCAGGTTGTTCAAGAATACCTTTATAAGTTGCATTGTCATAAAAAACATCCTCTGAAAAATCTCCAAAGAATGTATTTATATCTTCTGTGAAAGCCATAAGAAAAAAGCCCTCTAATGAGGGCTATATATTTAGCCGTACTTTTTAAGACCAATTAAATTGATACTAAAAGTAAATGTTGGGGATGATCCACCTATTGTTTGCACAATCTTAATAAAACGCTTGCTTGAATCTTTATTGATTGCAAGTGTTTGCATTGAAGCAGAACCAGTTACTTGTGTAAAAGTAGCACCAGATAAATCTGTGTATGTACCACTTGTGGCATCTGATTCAGTTAGTTTAATGTCTAATGTAGGAGAAGAACCGCCACCAGCAGCACTATCCAGAATTAGCATTACATCACCATCATATTCAAGTAAATCTATTGCACTTGATGTAGCTGTGCTTGTTACAGCAGCAGTCGCAACACCAGCAACAACAGTTAACTTCTCTAGGTTCTGTTGGATAACAGACATTTTAAGATTCCTCCATAATTGAGATTGCTTCTTCTAATTCAACAATTAGATCAGCTTTGTTATGTCGTTTATCAAGTTCAAGTCCTAATGTTCTTCCGTAAACTTCAAGCTGGGCTTTTGTCATTTGAGAAAAGTCAACTTCGTCACTATCGGTAGGCTCTTGCTCGACAACTGGCTCTGTACTGGGTGTTGGTGCTTCACAAGTTTCAACAACAAGCTCTGCTTTTCCAACATTAATCAGATACTCACCAGTATGTTGCTCCACATCAACAAGAGAACCAGAGTCCGTAGGGACTCCAGCAATCATTGTTGAGCGTAGCAATTTAAGCTTCATATTATGTTCCGAAGCAGAATGCACCAGGCTGTTTAACGCCGAAGTCGACATCTTGTAACGCGATTATTCTTACGCTACCAGCAGTTGCATTTGCATAAGGATCAACTGTTAGATCTAAACCAGACCACATACCGATTACAAACTGTGAGAAGTCTCCGAAGAGTACATCGTTGTTTGCTAACTGGTTAGAAACAATAGCTGGATAGCCATTAATTTCATTGTTCTCAAACACGAACTGCGCTGTGTTTGAAGCTTTTTCTGTTGACTTCAATGCACCTCTAGCAGAAGCATTTATTAGGTAGAACATATTAGCTACATCAGCGTTAGCTGCTGCAACGTCTGTCTCCATACCGATGTACTCAGCAAAAGTACCGAATGTACTAATTGTCTGTGTACCTACACCAGTTGTATCTTTAATTCCAAGAGGCTCGTTAGAACTACCAGAACCGTAGATTGCTGCGTTATCAAGCTTAGTAGCAATAACCTTCGCAATATCATCTCTGATCATTGACTCAACATCAATAGATGACTGAAGAAGAAGTCTTCTGCTGTAGTCAACAAATGCACCAACCGTCTTAGGTGTCATGTTGACCTGATCGAAAGCTTGCTGACTTTCTGTAGGAGCGCCGGATTCACCAACGAAATACGCAGTCGATGTAGATGTCATCCTGGGTATCGCTACGTTTCCACTTAATCCGGTCAACATAGTTGGGTTTGTTGCCATAACAGCCATTCTCTTACGAAGAATGTCTATAAATGAACCAGCAAGTAATTCTGTTGGAACTAAGTTACCACCGGCAGTTGCTGTACCTACGTTTAAGTCTCTTTTTAAAACTTCGTTAGGAACTAAGATGCCGTTTGCTGGCTTGTCATATCTCTTAGATGCTTCCTCAGATACTTCTCTCTCAAAAGCTGCTGCTTCTTGAGCGATACGATCTGTTGGATTTGCTAAAGCATTCAAAGCTCTCAAAAATGAGAATCTCTTAACTTCTTTTGGCTCTAAGCCAACTTCATTTGTTGCCATGTCAGTAGAACGAATAGGTGTATTACGAACCTCTGCCTTGTTTTTAACAAGATCGAGGATAGCTGCTTTTGCCTCTTCGGGTGTTTTATTACCCTTTATAAGTGTGTCAGCAAGCTCTTCTGCTCCATACTTTCCGAACTCACGACATAGTGAAGTGATTGATGCTGTACGAGCATTGTTTTCATCAATAGCACGTTGTACTTCGGCTTTGATGTCGATCTCAACGGCTGGAGCCGTATCAACCGCAGTTTCTTTTGTTGATTCTTCCATAGTTTGAACCGAGGGTGATGCGGATTCAACCGCAGAACGTATCTCCTCAAGAGGGGAGTTATCTTCCATAGTAATACTATTGCCTTGTGAGGGTGAAATCAAGCTTCTTCCAAAGCCGATTGTGGGATCCGCCGGGACAGTTACAACCGATAATTCGTGGACAGACCAGCTAGATGCTCGCATTCCATCTTCCATTTCTTCCATATCATTTATCTGATAACC